TGATAAGTAACATCATCTTCATAGTTGTTGAAATCACCGCAGCCATAAACAACCATTGCACCGCCAAGTTTTTTGATGGCGATTGCTGTGATTGGCTCATTAGCCAAGTATGGGTCAGGGAAACCATTCTCTGAGCCAACCTCAATGTCGATGATTCCAATTGAAATGAGAGATTGGTCCCAATCAATCATGCCTTTGAATTCATCAGCAATAAATGCGTATTCATAACGTGTATTGCCATACACTTTAAAATTTTCTACATCTTCATACTTCTCAATGAATTCTTTGCAGTCACGAATAGAACCAGGGCGAATATCAGAAAGATACTCACCCTGAAGATTTTTCCATTGTGTAGGTTTATTCGTCGGCAAAAACAAAGTCGGAGAATAAGCAATCTTGTGCTTTACTCTCCGACCGTTTTCTACACCACGAAAAAGAATGTTGTTGCCTACACAAATTGCATTTGTATAAAAGTCACTCATTTAAATTTCGGAATAGTTGTTGCGATTTGAATGCCAGAACCAAACATCTGATTATACTGATTTTCAAGTTCAACAACAGGCAAAGTTTTGCATAGAATATCTGCCTGAGCAATACGAATGCCTGTTTCAAACTCTTGTGCAAACTCAAGGAAAGGAACGAAACCAATCATTGGACCGTCTTTCGTAAACTGAGTAGCCACTTGCACCGGCTTTTTAATTATTGCATCACCTCTTTCCTCTACTTCACCAAGTAGAGTGTGATTTGTTTTAAGTGTAAGAAGCATTAACATTATGCAGCCACCTTAAAGTCTGCATCAAAAACTTTGAGAGTGACCCAACGTTTTGGGAACAACATCTCACGACCTTGGAAGTCGTTAATGTCACAATTAGGGTCATTGACTAACCCAATGAGTTCAACTTTATTGTCAAACTCCCTCAGAAAGAGGTCATATTTAAGAGCCTGAAGGCCGCTCTTTTGAGCCAGGGAATAAGCTAGTTTAGAGATTTCCATTTTAGAGTTCAAGATTGCTCCATTGTTTAAGTTTTTCAAATTTTTGTTTTTTGGCGGCGAGTAGACTGTCCCAATTAACGCCTACACCATTCCACACAAGAAGGTCAATCATTGCAAGCAAGTCGCCCAATTCTTCTTGCAGCATATCAATATTCGTTCTGTCTTTTCCAGGTTTAATTTGGTCAGGACCAAACCGAAAACACTTGCTGATGGATTGGGAGACCTCAGCACATTCTTCCTGGAGAATCAATAGAATTTCACGGGTGTCATCATTCATAGTGTTTAGTATATTATGATTTAATGAAGTTGTCAAGCTTTGGTGGTGTCCAACCTTCAGGTTTCATAACTTTGCCTGCTTCGTTCTTGATAACTTTGCCTGTTCGAATATCAATCTTTGCGAGGTTGCTACGTGCGACTTCGTTCCACGCACCGTAAACATTATACCCCTTCATTTTGCAGTAGCCAAGGATAACCCAAATCATGTCCATGCAGGCATCAAGTCGTTCAATGTCATCATTCTTATCATCACCTGCTTTGAATTCCCAAAATTCTTCAACAATAAGATTTCGATAGAGGCTAATGTTCTCAACACTAGACACTTGGTCACATGCATCGATGAAAGTTCTAACATCTGCCCACATATCAGTTTTAAGTTCTTTCAAAATAAGTGCTCCATTTTCTTCACTAATATCTAGCACAGTACCTTCAGACCAATTCATGTCTTTACACAATTGGTCAGGCAAATTTAAAACAGCGTCACCGTTTTCCAAAATTTCTGCTACGTCAGCAGTATATGTTTTACTCATATTTTATTCACCTTTACATTACATTTTTCTAAGAATTCAATACCAGCATCACTGCGATAACTGTTTCGATAATAAACAGAGTTGATACCGGACTGATATATTAACTTTGCACAATCAAGACACGGAGCATGAGTGCAAAACATAGTAGAATTATCGCCAGCTTCATTACTTCTAGCGAGTTTACTGATTGCGTTCGTTTCCGCATGAAGCACCTCTGGTTTAGTTACAAGCTTATATCTTTTCCAAATGTTGGATTCTTTTGGAAGTTGTTGCTCTTGGTTCGGCCATTGATGTTCAATTTCTTCTGGACTGAGCCAACCGCCAGCATCTCTGTCCATGTATATTTTATCTTCACATGTATTATCCCAACCTGCTGGCATTCCATTGTAGCCAATAGAAATAATTCTATCCTCTTTTACTATGATAGCACCAACATGAAGTCTTTGAGCCGTAGATAGACCTGCAAATATCTCGGCCGTTTTCATGTATGCTTCGAGAAATTTTTGTTTCACTTAGATTGTTCCGCAAGAATTTTATAACCTTTGCCTGTTGGATGAACACCATCACCACTCATGTGTTCCTTCGGTCGAGGCAAAACAAAATCACCGTACTCTTTTGCAATTTGTTCAATTGCAGTCTGAGGTACAGGTTTGCGTTCCATACCTGGACTAATCCAAAAAACTCTATCCGCTTTGATAGCTTGACGCATCTTGCGAAGTTCTTGTTCGGTTTTTACACCTTTATGGTCATTGGCGCCTAAGCTAATAATCACAGTTTTGTAGGACTTACTTGAAGCTTTATCAAGATAGTCTTTATTCCACTGCCAACTATTCCAACCACCACGCGAATAACTAACACATTCTTTTCGGTACATTGCTGTACCAACCGCAATACTATCACCAATGACCATGCAATCCATAAATTACTCCTAATCAAACTTCAACAAATTTCAACTTGAAGTTATCAGCTTCATATTCATAACCAATATAACCGCGAGGGTTACATACAATGCGGGTTGAACCAACCATGTAATCAAACTCATGGTGCGTATGACCATGAGTCCACACTTTGATTTGTGGATGATTCAAAATAAATTCAGTCAAGTTGGAACTATAAGCACCGTTGACCATCACATCTTTTTCATACTGTGGCTTGGTTGATTGCTTACTAGGTGAGTGGTGACCAACGACAATAACAGGCATTGTAGGATTACTAGCAATGCTTGTCTTGATAAATTCCAACATTGATTTGTGGTCTTTCACAGAATCTTCTGGTGAAAACCTTGCTGTACGTGTATGAAAATTTCCATCTTCATCTTTAAAATGTACGACCTCATTACTGTTTTCTATAATGCGATAGTCATTCATATAACGCTTAATACGATACAAAGTATCAGAATCTTCTTTGTTCATATCCGTCCACAAGGTGCCACCAATGAAAAGGTGGTCATTTAGAACGACACTCTCTTTATCTAGAACATGAAGATTAGAAAGATAACCAAGATGAGTACGAATAATTCCAATAGACTTAGCGTAATCACCATGATAATGTTCATGATTCCCGGCGATGTATATAACGGAAGGGAATCTAGCACAGCATTCTTCAAAGAACGTATGGTATTGATTAGACTTATCATTTTCACCCCTCAGATTATAAGAGTCTCGCTCTTTCAAGTCATTGGCAACACAAATGTCTCCGGACAGGATAAGAACATCAGCATTCTCGGCGTTTTCGAGACTGATAGTTCCAAATTCTAGGTGTAGGTCTGAGCAAACCGCAATTTTCATGTTAAATATTTTCCGATTTCAACTCTTGCTTGAGTCAATGATGGGAATTTTTTCCCGTTAATGTAAATAGACTTTGAAGAATAAACATATATCGTACCAATTTCTGTCTCGAAAGTGTACCGTGTTTTACCCTTCGAATCTTTTTCTTTTGTCTTGCAATGGTAGTCACTGACTAGACCAGAAAACAAAAGAGTTTCACGCAATTCGTCAGAGATAAGTTTCCGCAAGTAAGCATCATTCATAATTCCACCTTTTGATGCAGTATAACACCAAAAGGCGGAACAGTCAACCACTAATCAGGTAATTATTCCTGAAGTAGTTCTTTCTTCTTACTTACCGTAGTGATAGGAATGCGCTTAGGAATGTCTTCCTTTGGAATCACGTTCTCCAGTTCAACAGACAGAATGCCGTTGTCCAGGCGCGCTCCT